ATATAGGTAACTTGATTCATTAATTCTAATTGCTTTATTCAGATCTGAGTAAATAGTATATGACGTACTAGTAGTTGTATCATATACATTAACAGAAACCGTTGATGTATCAATGTCTTTATCTGGTATTACATAGACTTGTTGATCTGAAGTATCACCAACAATAAATGTTTTTGTGCGTATAACACCTTCGGCAATTTCCAAGTTGGGATTATTATTTTCATCAACAAAGGTATATCCACCAGAACCATCATCGGTAGCAATATAACCTTCAATTGTTTGAAATTGGTATGAACTACCATCAATTGATGTATTAAATTTAGTAAATGCCGGAATCGTAATAATATTAGGTCTGGCTGGATCGGTAACAAGCATACTCAAATTTACAGTAGCTCTTGATGCCGTCTTAGATCTAGGTGAATACCCAAGCATTTCAGCATGTGATACAACAGATGATCTCAACTGTGCTGAATTTAAGAATGTTTCATTCAATGCAAAGTTTGCAATGAGTCCATTCATATGTGTATTATATGCCAAAACATCCAAGATATTTGATAAACCAGATGCTTCAAAATCATAGTCAGCAAATTCACTCTGCTGCCTAAAATAAGCAGTTAGGTTTGCTTTAATATTATTAAAATCTAAATCTGATGATTTAATGGTTGATGCCATTTATCTTGTCCTTGCTAATGAAACTTCGACTGAAGCTATCTCTGATGTTGATACAATTTGAAACACCACTGTTACCTTGGCTTCGTATGAATCCGGGAAAATATAAACCTGAATATCCAATACTCTAGCACGTGGTTCATAGTTTTCAATAGCAAGAAGAATATGATCCTTAATATCTTGCTCATCAAATTCCGTTGATAATTCAAATAGGAATTTATTTAATTCACCACCATAATAAGGTTGAAATGGCTTTTCCGTTCTATTGGTAAGCAATAAATTTTTAACGGCCTGTTTGACAGACGCCGCATTTGTTTTTTTATAAATCTCACCAGTCGTCTTATTCGTAAAAGATAAATCAATATCTTTATAATCTCTTTTACGTGCTACTAGAATAGATCTTGTAGCAAGACTTCCGTCCTCGATTGAAAAAGCTTTTGTAACCATAAGTAGTATTTATTAAACTTCTAATATTTCTACAAGCTCATTTGTACTTTGTACGTAATTATTGAATGTAGTTTCGATTTTATTTGCATATGTTACTGCCCAAGGTGGTCTAATCTCCGGCATAATGATTGCAATTTGTGCATTCAATTCACCCGTTGGATCATATGAATCATAATCCAAAATAAGCTTATCAAACTCAATGTGATCTTTTAAGAATACTGCTAGTTCAAATGTCTTTTCTGCGGCGTTATTACCTTCTTCATCAATGAGTTCATAGACAACACACTGACCATTTGCCATATAATGATTTGTACTACCAATGTCAAGAATCTCACCTGGTGCTGGACGATATAACCCCTCAGCAACAACAAGTCTATAATCAGCAAACTTACCAGTAATATCATTGGCAACAACTCTAATTACTTGAGCTTGTAAATAATATTGTTTGGCCAATTTAAGTCTTTGTGTCTCATCAATAATATGTGACATCGTCTGTTTATCACCATAACCACCCAAAAATCTACCCATGGTAATACCCGGCGCTAACCGAGTACGAGGTGTGATGATTGACTGATTTACTGGATTATAAGCAGCATCTGGCGTAATAATCATTTACTATACCTCTTCGTTAAATCAGCACTATTACCAATTGGGGTTGAACCACGTTGGGGTGTTGCATCAAGATTAACTACTCGTCCAATTTTACTTGGAGTTGCTTGGATATATCCAGGATTTAATTTACCCTCGGCAATCATTGCGCCGATAAATTTAGCATTACTCAATGTATTTTTATCTCTTAATTTAGATCTAACTTCAGATACGGTGAGTTCTCTATTTGCAATACCACCGTATTCATTTGTTTTATCTATGGTATCCTTTAACACATTACCTGGATCAATTGAGACTTCTCTTATACCAAAGGATGATGCATGTAGATAATCAGACATAATTGCCAGAGTAGGTTCAACTGTGGTCGTCGTATCGTGACTTGGATAATTGGCAGAACCTGGGGAACCTAGGCCACCTGCCACATAGGCACCAGATGCCAAATCAGCCAGTGCTGCTTCATCTGCTTTACCATTTAAAGTACCATGGAATGTCTCACCCCAATATGATTTACCATAGTGGATAATATTATCGCCACCAATAGTGCCAGAATCGCCGATAAGCGTTAAACTCTTAGCCCCTATGTTGATATTGGGTGATGAGATACTGGCCACGTTTTCAGCGGTAATCATGAATTCATCACCACTGTACAGTTCAAAACCACCTTCAACAAATTGTTTCGTATCACCTTTAATAATTTTATTTGAACCACCCAAGATTGTCTCTGTTTGCTCACCACCGACAAAATTGGATTGATGTTCTGTGATAATGGTCTTTTGTGTTTTACGGACTATTTTCTTATGTGATCCACGAATCTCTTCATTATTATTACCACCAGTTGTGACATTAAAATCACCACCAACCACAAGGTCAAAATTACCAGCCACTTGTAATGATAGATTACCATTGTAAACCAATTCACCATCACCATCAACAATTACTTTTTCATCCTGGCAGGTAACTCTTACCGTATTACCTGTTGAGCTGAAAACCATTGTCCCATCAGATCTCATTTCAACACCTGCACCAGTCCGATGCCGAATTAAAATTCTCTCAGAACCTGGTGTGTCATCATATTCAGTAATATGACCACTTGCCGTTTGCTTTACTTGATTGTTAGGGTAACCGGATGGCGCGAGAGGTTTTAGATCCAGTGATACATTTTTATATCCACCACCAGTATAAACTCTATTTACAGCATAACCCCTTGCTGCTTCATTCGTAGAGGCTACATTAACATATGATCTATATGGAAACTCTGCATTACCATCACTAAACCCCTCTTTATTGCCTGTACCTCTTGGTATGATTTCTTCATCCATAATAATTACCTATCGTTTTCAGATTTTTGATTCTTTTCAGCAGCAGCAAGTGATGCTTCAGCTTGAGATAATTCAGATTCCTTGGCAGATATTTGTGATTCCAATGTCGCTAATTGACTATTATATTCACTATCGGATAACACACCTACTTTCGATGCACCAGGTTGTTGTGCAAATATTCTATCACTATTTAATTTGCTTCTTTTAGCTCTAAGTGAGAATAATTCACGTCTAATTTTATTACGATTTTCTCTTTCCTTAGTTGCCGAATCATATTTTGCAACTGGTTCTTGTTTCTCATTCACCTCGGTCGTTTCATCTTCACACTCTTTATACTGTGCTTCCAATTCCTTGATTTCAGCATTCAGTGCTGCCCATTTTGCTTCCAATGGTTCCTTTTGTAGTTTCCATTGAGCAGGATTTGATCTTTGTAAATTACTGAGTTCAGATGAAACGGCACCCTTTTCCTTAACTTTCTTATCAATTTGTTCAGACAGATTTCTCATCTTATCGTCACAAGTATCTAATTGAGCAGGAGTCGGTTTTGGTGGTTCACCTGTCTCAGGTTCTGCCGGTTTCTTTGGTGGGTCAACAGGTTTACTTACAACAGGTGTAATAGTAGGTTTTACTATCTTTGCAGGTATTGCTTTATTTAATTCAGTAGGTAATAATGCACCTAGTTTATCAGCAATTCGTGCATTCAACTCATAAGCACCAACATAGGATGTTTCCCAACCAAATCGAGTCCGTGTCCATTCTCTTACATCAAAGAATGGACTACCGAACACTGGTTTATCTGGCACACCATCTTTAAATATGTCAATAAAACCAATTGCTTCACCACCAGGAATTGCTGCTTCAAATGCTTTACACATCATTTCAAAAGTTTCCCATTGTTTTGATGTATAGTGTTTGGTTGACCGATAAAGATCTTTGTTAAAAGCTTTGTCTCTATATTGATTGTACGTTGCATCAAGGCCACCCTCAAAATCAACCTTAATACATCGTGGTGCAAATCCACGAAATTTTTTCGTACTACCATCCCATAATGGTTTAATCAACGGCCGACATCTTTGCAAACTACCATCTTTTCTAATAAAGTAATGTGTTTGTGCACCACCGTGTTGTGCAACAAAATCCTTCAAATAAGTCGTATCAGAATTACCAAGTTCGTCACCTAATTGTTTAAGATATGGTGTTGTATTATAAATTCTAATCTGAGCACTGTGCATAATATCTGCAGGAGATGCAATATCATATGGTGTATTGGTCGCACTCACAAGCAAAAGTGTAATAGGTCTTTTTGTTGAAATAATTCTTATTTCGGCTTCAAGTTCTTCCTTTGAATTTACAAAAGTGAAGAATGATGCCGGTAATTCATCCGTACCATTAAAGGATTTTACTGTATCTGTATTTTCAATCTTTGTTACAGGCACTGTTGCTTTCACACTTGGGTCTGTAAGAGTACTTTTACTGAGTGCTTGAGATAAATTAGTACTTCCATCTTCTTTAACAACATCAACCGGTTTGGTTGTCGCCAATGGTGTTGTTAATTTAAAATTACTTGTATCTATTTGTGTTTTTGCCGTAGCGCCAGATATAGCACCAGCACCAGGAAATCCAACTCCACTGGCTGCGGTTGGTAATGTTGGTTGTGGAAGATTAATCCCAAGTTTACCTGAAACAAATGAAGTTAAAGATTTGTTTAAAGCAAAATTTCTTTGTACTTGTGTCGTATCAATTGCTGCTTGATTTGTGTTGGCTAGATTAGGTGCTGATGGCACTGATGTTACAGTACTTGTACCGGCAGAGACTTGGCCTTTTTTTAATACACCAGCAATAAGTCCACCAACGTTACCGAGGATGTTGGCAAATGGATTACCCGCACTACCACTTAAAGAATTGGTAAGTGCACCAAATGGATTTGCCAAATTATCATTATTCTTTTGTGTTACCGTCTCAACACTTGTTGTTACCTTTTCAGCAACATTGACATTAAAATTTTGTTCGGCCACATCACCATCAGATGATGTTTCTCTCATTTTAATTTTAATGGCTTCTGGGCTTGCACCAGCAGTGGCAACCAAGGTCTTTTCAATACCTTTAGGTGAACCTTGTGTTACAGTGGCAGTTAAAAAACCATTCGATGTTGCTTTACCTGTCAGCGTTGTAATCTCTGTCTTTTTGCCAGAAGTTCTTGTGACTGTAATACCGCCACCATTCACAGCACTTGTCATCATTGCCAATGATGGTTCTGCCGTTACAGTCTCACCTTCATCCGTGGTGACAGTAAGTGATTTAAATCCACCAGCAGTCTCACCTATTTTTACACCAAGTACCGAACCTTGTGTTGCTTGTCTTTCTGCTCTTGCCGTGTCACCAGTACTCTTTAATGATTTGGCATTTACCTTTTTAACAATTGCTCCCAGATCTAGATTGAATTTATCTTTACTAAAAATACCAGCCATACCGCCGGTTAAAGATTTATTAAGGGATAGGTTTCTATCAATCTGTGCTTCGGCTTCAGCACGTGTCATGCCAGGGTTACTGGCCAGGACTTTTTGAATATCTTCTTCTCTATTATATTCAGCCATTATGGATTTTCCATTTTCTCAAGAAGTTCTCTTGCATATTTTTGACGTTTAGGTATATTGGCTTCATCAGCACCAGGTCTTTCATATTTAAGACAAAATATTTCAGTGGCTTCATCCAATGTTTTAGCATTTATCAATTGTTTTTTACCAAAATATCCAAAAGTATCAAGTTCGTATTTAACAAACAAACATTGAGCAATTACACTATACCAGGGAATATTTCTTTCGGCTGAAAACTTTTTCATATTATCCATCCGATTTTCCCACTTGGTATTTAACCATTGCGCGATACCGGTTGCACCAATTGAATTTACAATTGCTGGTTGAATATCACCACCAAAACCGGATTCTTGTAGAAAATTACCAACAATACTTGCTGCTTGGACTGGAGAATAACCACCACCTTCAGGTGTCAAGAAAAAGGTAAATGCCTTTTCAGAATTTGATTGACCGGGTAATTTTTTATCAATAGGACATTGTTCGTAGACTTTCCTACCAGCACTATTTGTTTTAACCGTAGGTGGTGCGCCAGTAGTACTTGTGACCGGTACATAATTTCCGGTATTCACATCTGCAGTATCTGCCGTCGTAAGCGTTGTGATTTGTGCTTGTGTTAGTGATCCAGTACCAACAGTGGAAACATCAAGTATTTTTCTATTTTGAGTTTCTGTCTGTGATAATGTTTCTATCTTTGGAATTGAACCCATTACCAAAGGTAGTTGTGAGTTTTTACCATCCAAGAAAATACCAAACACTTGTGAAGCAGGTTTAATGCCAACGTTTGCACCCAGACCAGACACACCACCCTCAGTAACCGGTATTACCGTTTGTGCCCAAGGCAAATCATTCAATGGAATATCATTTGTATTTGCAGAGTGGATACCATGTATGCGTACTTGGACTCGGCCTAATTGCAATGGATCATTAATATTTACTACGATGCCGATAAACCATCTGGTTTCATCACCATAATATTCTGAATAAGAAGATGGGACCATCATTATTTAATACTCCCCAACTTTGCACCAGACATAGAGATATAATAACCATCAGTCTTAAACATATGCCGACAGGCAATAATCAAGTGATCACCCGATTGCTTAGGATCTGTCTTATAATCGCCTTCAGCAATAAATGGAACACTTAATGATACGACTCTGCCAACAGTGGTGTTGTGATTACCATCAATAAAATCAAATCCATTTATCACCCAATATGATACTGATTTTAATAGAAAATTCCACATTGATTCAGATATCATTTTTTTCTTATAACCTTCAACCGTATCTTCCTGGTTATATGATAGTCCTTTATCATAGGATTCTGTCATATAAGCACCAGAAGACATTACTTGTGCTATCGTTCTACTTTGATAATTATTCAATGAAACATCTTCATATTTAAAAGCAGTATCAAATGGTAAAAGTCTAATATTTTTTGTTGTGATTGATTTTTTATATGGTTCAAGCACATCAGCACTTACATCAAAATTAAATTCCTTAGGCACTCCAGTCATTGTATCAATTGATATGTGTTTACTACCAACCATACCAGCAGCAATGAGAGAATATAAGTCATCATTATTAGAATAATCATAACTCAACACCGTTCGTCTTTGTCCTGTAACACCAGAACCACCAGACGATTGCGATTGATCCGTACCAAAGGGTACCGTATTCATTGCATTTTGATCTACCATTGAAGTTAGATCCGTAAATACTAAATTATCACCAACGAGTGTAGAAAATAGATAAAAAGGAAACCCCAACGAATTTGTTGCTTTACGTGTAATCCATTTCATTGCGCCGAGTGGTGCAAGGTTTGGAATGATTACCTTAAACTTTCGTTGATGGTCAATACCTACTTGTGATATATTTCTTTTTAAATATGAATCGGAAATTTTACCAATGATATCACTACAAGTACCAGTATAGGATTTACTGATATTATGTAATGCTGATATAAAAACAATATCCTCAACAAGACTTAATGATACAACTTCATTTGTATTATTAACCTTTTTGGAATTATTCACATTTTTTACATAAAATGTTTTCTCAATTGGATACGTTTCTGGTTTGGTCGATTGGATTGTAACAGCAATCTTTTCACCACCAATAATATCAATCCCAGCCAAAACACCCTTTGAATCAATAAAAACAATATTACCCGTTAAATAAGGATTGGTAATATTTTCAAATATTTCTAATTCTACTGTGACTGGGGCCAGATCAACTTCTTTGGCTAAACGATCAGACGACAACACAATACTTTTAAAATAAAAGCTTTTATTATTTAAAGTGGGGTCACCACTTCTAATTGCATCTGCCATCTATTAAGTTCTCAAAGCATCATTGAACGCATCATACACTTGTGTAATGACATTGGACTTTAAAACACGGATTTGTTTTAAATTATCATTGACTTCATTGTATCTATCCAAATGAGTTTTTTCTGTAAGTAATGCTCCAGGTCCTACTGTTGGATCAATATCAACGTGCAGACCATTTCCATCTTCATAATGATGAGGTGATAGATATTCATCAACAATAGAATGTATTACAATATCTTCAACAACATTATTACTATTAGTAGACACTAGTGTTTCACCAGTTAGGAAAGTCCCAACAACATCTGTGATAACAAAATGGCCAAGTTCAATGTGTCGGTGTTCAATTGTTGCAGTCGCACCAGAGGTCAATCCCTGTATTGTTTGACCTACTTTAAATACTGATGCCAATAAATCACGGGTTACAATAACAGTATTTGGAAAATCCTTTAATGCTTTATTATATAATTCTCTATTTGAAAGAGGCCATCCTTGCTCACGGATGTTATCATTAATGGCAAAGAAAGTCCAATAGTAATCAGTGGTTCCATAAAGTTTAAATGAAACTTGATCTGGCCTTTCTCTATCCTGTACATAATAATAAGTATATGCTGATGAGTTATCCTTTACAGCATCAAAAATCTCAACATACGTTGATATATCTTGAAACCTATTCGTTGTTGTTTCATCACCAAAACGATACAACGTTCTTGGAAAATTATTAAAATATGTAGACATTAATATCCATCTCCTTGATCGAAACTAATAGAACTGGTTTCACCACCTGGAGGACCACCAAACTCACTTTTAGCTTTGGAATCAATATCTGCTCTACTAATTGTTGTGTGTTCAGCAAATGATAGTGTCAAATCAATTTCTGTTGGTGAACCATCAGCATGAAAACTAGCAGCAGTTGGATTATAACTTGTCTGCACGTTTCTGAGATAACACATTTTTATCTTTGAACCAACATCCTTTTCCTTATATTGAATTCTTATCTTAAATAAGTTAGGATATTTGTATCCAATTGCCACAGGGCCCGCATAAATTGCTTCCGGGTATGCATTCACTCTAAATGTTCTAATAATATCAGCAATCATTCTGGATTCTTCTGCTGAATATGGAATGAATTTAAATTGGAATGAATATTCTCTTATTGATACACCACGGAATGTTGTTCTAATATTCGGATTAACAATAACACGAGCAGCAATTTGTCCTGCGGCTTTTAAACCAGCAGGTATTGGTGCAACGGCCAAACCACGTGAAAAGGCAACCCTTGCAGCATTCGCACCCATGCCTTGCTTGAACAAATCCGTAATGGATGTTGTGGCAGAACCTAAGGCCGCACCAATGGCAGAACCCATATCACCAGTTCGTTCAAGGGCATTTAAACCAGTAGCACCCATTACACCCAACTCAGTAGTATTATCATAACCGATGGCATCATTAACGATATATGCAACAGGTAAGTTTAATATAATCTTTTGATCTGGAATTGGTGTATAAGTAATTATATTTTTATTTGCATTCGCAGATTCTGTTGGTGGAATATAACCGGGATCTGCAGTATCAGAACCAGTTCGTTCTACTGTACCAGTTCTTTGATATTGTCTAGCCGCTGCTTCACCTTCATTACCATCATTGGCACTTTGATACGTAGTTGTACTTTCTGATTCTTTAAGCTTTTCGTCCGTGGCAGTTAAAAATTGTCTAAAATTCTCACCAGTAATAGCAAATTTAGGAATATTAACTTCAATAGGTAAGAAAGTAATCCGCCCCTGATATCTATCGGCATTATGAATTGGATATGTAAAGGGACCTGAGGCATTTGTTTTTGCTGCAGGTGATGAATTTACATTTACTGCTTGATCTTTTGCGACTGATGTTGATGTTCTATCGCTTGGTGGTATTGTTGGCCCTGCTCCACCAAAATCGTCCAGACTTCCAGAAGCTGGTGTGTTACTTCCACCTGAATAACCATAACCACCACTTGAATAATTTGCCATTAAATATCCTATAGATATAGAGTAATAATCAATATTTATAAGGTTTAGCATAATTGTGGCTTATTCTGGCAAATACAAAATAACAAATAAAGAAAAGTATAGGGGTGATCCTTCAGCAGTTGTTTATCGTTCTATGTGGGAACGTGATTGTTTTAGATGGTGTGATTCATCACCTGATGTATTAGAATGGAGCTCTGAGGAAATCATTGTACCCTATTACTATGACGTTGATAAAAAATATCACAGATACTATCCTGACTTAAAAATAAAAATGTCCAATGGTAAAATTTATTTGGTTGAAATAAAACCAGATAAAGAAACTCGGCCGCCAGAAGGTAAGCGTAAGACGAAACAATATATTAACGAAGGCCTCACATATGTAAAAAATGTGAATAAATGGGAAGCAGCAAAATCATTTGCCAAAGATCGAGGTTGGGAATTCCAAGTATGGACTGAAAACACACTTCGCAATATGGGTATCATGTCAAAACCTCAGCCAGGTAAATTGAAACCTTTAAAACCATTAGCGCCATATAAACGTCGCAAATCCATATAAATACTCGTATGAGTCAAATATTTCAAAGATTAGAACTAGAAGCATTCCGTGCTGGTATTACCCCACGTACTCGTGAATCAAGAGATTGGTTCCGAACCAAGGTTGCCACCATGCGAAATGTGAACCGTACTCAACTGATGCGCGAGAAAGAATTATCCTTGGAACAACCTAGGTATACTCGTGACTTAATTGGTCGGATGTTCATGTTCTTTTATGACCCAAAGACAAAAGATACATTACCATATTATGATAAATTCCCATTGGTTATTTTAGTCGGTCCTGCATCAGGTGGATTCTATGGACTTAACTTACATTATTTGCCTCCTATTCTGAGAGCAAAGATGTTGGACGGTCTTATGAATATTACAAATAACCGTGCGTATGATGAATCGACTAAATTTAGAATACGTTATGAAACATTAAAAAGAATGTCAAAGCTTAGATATTATGAACCTTGTTTTAAGCATTATCTTACTTCGCATGTGAAAGGTAGATTTGCTAGGGTTGAAGCACCAGAATGGGAAATTGCTACATTCTTACCAACAGCACAGTGGAAAAAATCCACAGCACAAAATGTATATAAAGATTCCAGAGCGAAGGTATTAAATTAATGGCTACCATAGATCAATTAAAAGGTATGGTCTCGGCAAAACTAGGTTTTGCTAGAACAAATAATTACTTGGTAGAATTACCACCACTTGGTTCTGGTGGCGGCTTATCAGGTCTGTTGAGTTTTGTAAAACCATTCATCCCAAGTATTCCAGGGATTACTGGTGGTGGTCCAGCATCGACTGAAGAGTTGAATCTATTATGTAAAAATGTGACACTACCTGGTAAACAAATTTTCACATCACAACGTCAGATTGGCAACGTGAATGAAAAGATGGCTTACGGTTATGGTGTTGATGATCTTCAAATGTCATTTTATCTCTTGAATGATTATGGCGCAAAGACGTATTTCGACCAGTGGATGGAACAAGCATATAATAGTAAGACACACGAACCTGGTTATAAAGTAAATTACGCCAAACCTGTTACCATTCATCAGTTAAGAAAACCGCTGGTGGGTTTAAGTGGAGGTCTTGGCCCTATAAGAATTAACGTTGGTATTGGTGGTGGTAATGTGTACAGTGTACAATTGATTGACGCATTTCCTACTACAATTACACAGATTGATTTTTCGAATGAACAAGATGGATTGATTGAAGTTTCGGTACAGTTATCATATACTGACTGGCAAGTCGTGAAACCATCACAGCAGTTCTTGAGCTTCTCTTTAAGCCCTGGACAAATTTTTGGATGAAATGAAAGGAAATTATTATGGCTTTACCTATTATCGCCAACTCGGTACCCAAGTATGATATGGTCATACCTTCTTCAAAGAAGAAGATTAGATTTAGACCTTTTCTTGTAAAAGAACAAAAGACCCTTTTGATTGCATATGAATCAAAAGACAAGACGGCGATGATCCGTGCAATGATTGATACAATTGAATCGTGTGTTACTGATGAGATTGATGTCTATAAACTATCGACATTTGATATTGATTACCTATTCGCACAGATTCGTGCAAAGTCAGTTGGTGAAAATACACAATTGCTTTTTAATTGTGAATCATGCGATACACAGAATGAAGTTAGTGTTGACATCTCCAAAGCACGTGTAGATATTCCCACCAATGTAGAATCGGTTGTTAAAATTACGGATACAATTTCCGTAAAAATGAAATACCCTGATTACAATTACTTTATTAAAAACATTCAAATGTTTGATGAATCCAAATCACAAATGGATTCACTCACTGATATTGTTGTATCTTGCATTGATAGTGTATTGACTGAAGATGAAGTGATCCGTATTGCTGATGAACCTCGTGAGGAAGTAATCACATTCATTGAATCACTTACATCTGCTCAATTTGATAAAATCAATAAGTTCATTGAATCATTACCAAAGATTAAACAAGAAGTTAAATTTACTTGTGCTAAATGTCAGCATGAAAATGTAAGAAAATTGGAGGGTCTTGAAGATTTTTTTTAGTATGTCTCTCTCATGAAACGTTGGAGAATTACTATAAAGTAAATTTCCAACTACTCCAAAACTTTCACTACTCATTAACAGAGATAGAAGAAATGTTACCTTGGGAGAGAGAAATCTATTTGTTCATGCTAATGGAAGATATTAAAGAAAAAAATGACCGGGAAAGAGCAGCAAATCAAGGATAATATATGGCAGTAACCTTAGCAACCATTAACGATACACTGGTAAATCAAAATGATATTCTTAAGTCCACCGATACTGGAGTTAGGAATACATCACAGAATATTGATAGACTAGTGTCCACACTCTACGCAGACAGACTTGATAAACTTGAGTCTGATAAGGAAGGTGCGCGTGATGTAAAAGCCAAAACTGATAAAGTAAAAGGCGAATCTAGAAGTGGTGGTGGCGGATTGTTTAGTGGTCTGGGCAATATGTTCGGCGGCATAGGAACTGCATTGGGTAGTATTCCAATCCTAGGTGGATTCTTAACAACGTTTCTTAAGTTTAGTAAATTGTTATTGCGCTTTGGTCCATTAGCATTCGTACTTGGCACTATTGTTCAAGGTATGGATACTGAAGAGCTTAATAGACTATTCACCAATTTAGGTGAAGCATTTGATAAAATAAAAACTACTATCAGTAAATGGTGGACAGATACTGATAAATGGTTGACTGAACATGGCATTCAATTACCATCAATAAAAGAAGTACAGACATTCATTGTTGATAAATTTAATGGTGCTATTAAAGGTTTAAACAATATCCTTGAAGGTGACTTTAAAACCTTTGGCACCGATATGTCAAATATTGGTGTTACCCTAGGATTGATTGCATTTGCTTTCAGTCCACTTGGTTTTATTGGTAAGGCATTTGCTTTATTATCTGGTTCTTTAAAATTAGCTAAGAATGCGGTAACAGGTTTGGCTGGTGCTGCTACTGCTGCTACCGTTGCCCCTGCAGCAACAACTACTGCTACCACAGCGGCAGCGGCCGCAGCTACTGCTGCAACTACAAAGGCAGTACCAGTTCGTAACTTTACCGTTGATAAGGCAGGTAACTATACAAGTACTAAAACTGGTAAACCATTAACTGGTGCTGCGCTTAAAACTGCACAAGCTACACAAGCCGCAGATGTTGCTACTTCATCTGCTAAAATAGCCAAAAAGTTTCCTCGCTTCGGTTCATTATCAAAAATGGCAAGTAAAATTCCGGGTATTGGTGCTCTTATTAGTGGTGGTTTAATTACAAGTATCCTAATGAGTGATTCTCCCATTACAGAAAAAGTTGCCGGTATTGCTGGTGTGCTAGGCGGATTGGGTGGTAGTGTACTGGGTGGTATTGCCGGTACATTGATATTCCCTGGAGCGGGAACTATAGGTGGTGCAATATTAGGTGGCCTTGCTGGTGATACGATTGCAACAGGTTTGGCACAATGGTTACTGGGTCAACCGGTTACTGCATTTGGTTTTGGCAAATCAAGTGGTGATTCTGGTAATATGGTAGGCGCGTCTGGTGATGATCCTATGAATGCATTAGGTGAGGATTTTAAATACACACCAAAAGCAGCATCAAAACCACAACCCATGAATGCTTCAGTCATTGGTGATTTAACTGCACAAAAAGCAGAGGTTGAAGCAATGCGCAGAAATAATGGTGGTGGTAGTGGTGCGCCAATTGTAATTCAGGACAACAGTGTGAGGTCAAGTAGTAATAACAGTGCTCTTGCTTTACCGCCTGCATCAGCCGTTGATACTAGATATGGTGGTGGTTACGGACACAGTATGGGATATATTAGATAAAACTAAAAAGGGTCCAGAAGGACCCTTTTCTCATTGGTGATTAATATCAATCATCACGAGCTAATTTAGCAAAGTAGCTCATAGTATCATCATCATCCTCACCACCAACTTCCTCTACTGTAACAGGTTGTTTAAAAGTAGGAGCAGGAGCAGGTTCATTCATAACGCGTTCCTGATGCATACTTGGCGCACCTGATTCAGCAACATTACCCAAGACACGTTGCAATTTGGTTTGCAATTCTGCATAGGTCTTATAGTTCTTAGGATCCAAGAACTCTTGAAGTGAATGCATTTTACCATAAATGGCTTCAAGTTTTGAATCATCTTCTGACAGAGGTGCAGGAGATGAGAATTCAGACTTGTCGTAGTTACGGTAACCCTCAACCTGGCGAATCTTTAGTTTAAAGTCAGCGCCTTCCCAGAAGTCAAAAGGATTCACTGCCTTTTCATCCTGGAATGCAGGTTGCATAACATCCATGATTTTATCAAAGATCTTTTTACCAAACTTGAAGAGCATCACTTTGCCTTCATTCTCTGGATTACCTGGATCACTTACGATATAGGCATTTACCAAATAATGCAGACGACGCTTTTGAGCACGAGCAATTTCCTTGTCTGATTCAATACCAGAGTTCCAGAGTTTAGAATTGAGTTCACCAACTGGGTCTGCTTGACCAATTGATGTAAGACTATTCTCAATGTACCATTGACCTGTTGGGCCTTTGAAACCATGATCCCAGTAACGAACCCAAGGCAAATCCTCACCTTCTGCAGGAGGCAAGAAACGAAGTACTGCATAACCATTACCTGCCTTATCGACGGTTGGTTTCCAGATTCGGTCATCACCATAGGATTTTTTCTCACCACCACCTGAACCACCACCGACTTGCTCGGCAGCATTGATGAGTTTAGAGATATTGTCGCGATTGCGTTTTAGATTTTCAAATGACATTTGTATTTTCCTTTGTATAAACTGAAGTGTAAATTGAAATATAATTATACCACATTTTTCGGATGTTGTACACTATTATATATCATCAAACGGAAGTGTATTTTGCTTGGGCAGATAATTTAATTCCCTTGCTTCCACTTCCAGCTTATCACGGATACCTGTAGAGATGTATTTCTTTATTTCCTCAATGTCAATAAAGTTTTTCTCACAGATACCAATGATAGCATCCATATAGGATAACCGTTCATTGATGACGGTATCCTCAATAAGTTTCGAGAACTTTTGTTTGTTTAAAAATTGACTTTCAATAGTCATATTATGTGCCTAAGTCAAATTCGACTTGTTTCACATTGGACCACCGAAAGCTTCTCCAACCTTGTGCTGTAACATCCCAGACACTGCAGACGGAATCAACCTCGGCCTTAGGCTTTGTTGTTTCTGTACGAACCGTGGGTGGAACAATTGCCTCATTCAGGGTACAGGTCATAATACGTTCTTCACCATTTACTTTAGTAAAGGTAACAATAACCTCTTGCTCTTTTAAAAGAGTTTTTAACCATTCACGACCCTCAGGTGTATCTACTTGACTCATTTGTTTTACCATTTTATTTCCTTTCACCCCAGCAGTAGCCGGTTCCTTTCACATTAATTTGTTTGTATGTTGTTTTAATATAATCCAATGCAATTTCACATTGTTCTTTTTCAGTAAAGTTATCCATCACAATAGGGTTATTCATAGGATACATTGAACTGTGTATTGTAAAAACTAAAATCCAACTAATCATATTCAATCCCACAGTGATTGGTAGTACTTACCAAACAAACGGAAACCATTATCAACCCTAGATGATTCCTCTAGATTAGAGGCCCAGAAATCATCATCAGCCAATTTGGAAAAAGCATAAATCATTTCATCCAATACCCAGTCCCAACGAGCTTCTGAGATACTAATGTGTTCTGGGTTGCAGACTTCCATTTCAAATAAAGGAAGTTGACCACCGTACCAAGAGTGTTCTTCAGTCCAGTCAGTAAATTGAAGATTCTCAGGAACATCCTCTAAGTCAACATCCATTGGATAACCATGCTTTGTTGCCTTCAGTTGCTGTAACATAGGATACACAATCTTGGCAAGTGTTGTATCCATTG